TGGGACATTAGAGGCGCTTGGGACACTATCAGTACTTGGGACACTATCGGTATTAGGCACTCTGATTAAGTTTGCGAACCCTACCGAAACACCAAATAAGGTTGCTGCTTTTTGGTATACTTCTTGCTTTAACATATGTATTACATTTTAGTACACTTATAAATATCTAGCTCTTTTATATTCAGTTGCTTCAATTTGTAGTGTGTCAACACTCATATCAAAAAAGGTTTCTATAGCGAAAAAACCGGGCTCGGTATTTAAACGGGCCCGGTCGGGTTTTTCAAGCACGCATGTTTTACGGTTTACATGAAATTCAGTCCCCTATAACCTAATGGACATCACGCTTCCAGAGTATACTCATGTAACCCTTTGGCCATCACGCTTCCAGAGGGCGCTACAGGGTTCAATGGGCATGGTGCTTTGGGGCATAAGAAATCCCCAACCGAATCCGGCTGGGGTTCATCTCATAATGAGAGCTACTACTTCATACTACTACTATCGGATCCGCCAACGTATGCCTTTGCGTTGTACGAATCCATCTGCCGGCCATTGTTCCATTACACTGCGGGCGTTGTGTCTACTACTATGGTCTTCATATAATCTGGATACATGTAACTCCTTCATCCAGGATTGGAATAAGCCATCTGCGTATGTTTGCTTGCGTTCTGCTTCTATTTGTTCTAAGCGTTCTATTGTAATATCTTGCATATCTTGCTGGGTTTATTTTTGCTATTGTCCGCACTATTCGGGTACATATGTACTATGCGCCTCTACTAACTTTATTGCACTTCTCAACTCTGCCATTTGTTCTGCTGCGGCCCACTTTGGCTTACCATCTTTCAATCCTCGTATCTTCTTGGCCAATACTGCTTCTGAATGTCTCAGGATGTCTAATACATACTCCATATTACTTTATTTTAGTTTGTTTATTGATTTTGTTTTTTAACTCGCGCCATGCTATTGGTGTCCACTTCATCTCGTTATATCGTGCTTGCCTTTCATACGGGTTGCGACTGTATGTGCCTGGGTACTTATAGTATTTACTTCGTATGGGTTGCAGAGAATGTGTCCATTCGTGTATACACGTTGCTACAACGTCTCGCACGTCTTCGCATAGGCCATAATAGATGTATATTTCATTATCATAACAGTCATACTCGCCGCATATGCCGTCATCCGCATTGCCTTTGCTTACATAACATTTCACTTCAAATTTCTTACGTCTATTCACTCCTAACGTACGTGCGCACCACTTCAATGTCATGCGAGCTATACGGCTTGCATCACGGTTATCCAAAGCGGACAGTTTTGTATTAAGATATATCATTTTTGATTATCATTTAGTAAGGTGCACAAAAAACGGGTGGCGCTTCCATAGCACCGCCCATGAGAATCATATGGCTTTATATTGAGTAAAGTAAACCAGAATAACTATTGAGTAATGGAATGCCCTATGATATAGAGCGGAGCCGTGGAGTCGAACCACGTCCTGCAGCCTGGATGGCCGCCGTGCAAGCCGTTTCACTTGCTCCGCTTAATAAAACTTCTCTTCTACTCAAAAGCCTTTAGTGTAAAACTAAAAACTCGGCTGGAATACACCAACCCTTGTAGAAGAAAAGCTTATGTTGTTGCCGGCCATCATAGGACCGGCGAGTTCACTACTTAACCGATTTACCGGTATCAGTATGTGTACTATCAGTATGCACTGCCGTGCTATCGGTATGTACTGCTGCCGAATCATTTGTACCAGATGTACTGCTACCGCCCGTGCAGGCTACCATACTACAAGCTACGATTAGTGCCATTGCGCCAATCTTAGCTCTACTTACTAATGATTCAAGACGTTTTGCATTGTATAACGCACGAGTCGTATAAAAGTCACGCTTTTGTTCACTTTGTGTTGTTGCTGCTTGTTGCAGATTGCTTACTAATTCAGTCATCTGATAGTCTACTCTTGTTTTGATTTGCTTAGCCATAATTGCTTTGTGTTTTGTTTTAAAATTTAGATTTATATGTGGTTTTGTATTCTATATACAATATACGAAAAATAATTGGATTTGCCAAATTTATTTTGTTGTGGCATATTCCTTAGCTTGTAACTGGTCATTGGCCTTAGCCAACCACATGTCAGCTTCCCATAGCTTAGCGTGTAGCTTTATATTACTATGTGATAGTTCGCCATTTTCCTCATTCAGCTTCTCTATTTGCTTTTCAAGCTTATAGGCCGATGCTGTGGTGATGTAATTTGTTGCTATCCAGATTAGTGCTATTGCCGGCCATAAGCACATAACCGTATCCAGTCCGGTAAGGATACCGGCAATTGCGGATATTGCTGCTAGCGTATGTATAATGTTATTCACTTTCATATTTACTTTGTTTTTATTTATACTAATATACTAAAAATTCCTGATATTACCAAATTGCTGGACCATCTAATATTATTTTATTCTCATAGCACCATTCATTCACTATGACGTCAATACCATCTTGAGCCGCACTAGAAATGTAGTCCCTATCCACTGTCAGCGGATTCATAGTATAACTGCCGCCACTCAAAGATATTTCAAGTGAGTCTTCATCCAATATATCAGTACCATTCATTGCCATAACGTTATATGCAATATGTTCTTCAATAGCGCCGATTAGTTCGGCTATATCGACTCGAGTTATGGTAGCAGTTGTGGTATCATCATCGCCACCCTCTTCTTCACATACTACATCATACAGTCCCTCTAGTATCTCGCATACTTGTTCAAAGTCGTAGATATGGGCTCCGTATGTACTGATTGCTGCACTACTTACTTTTTTTTGTACTTCCTTAATTGCTTCTTTAATTTTACTCATTTTATATTTGTTTTAATTGTTTATATTGTTAGTTACTATGCATCGGTGTCCTCAATTGAAGTCTTATCGCATTTATCTGGTCCATCGGTTGTCAGTTCCGGTATATCAGCCGCATCCATCAAATCCTTATGTGCGGCTGCCACGCCCTTTACATAAGCGAAGCCAGATACGGATAGTGCCTTATTCATAGCGGTGCCACTCTCAAGCTTACCTATATAAGTGTGTACGCTGGCCTCATCAACAAAGTAACGAGTGCGGTCGAGTTTGTTACCGGATAGCTCATATAGTGTACGGGTAGACTTCACTCCGTCTATTGTTAGCTCCCTTTCAGTTTTGGCAACGGTATAACCACGCGGATATTTAGATTTAGTCTTCGGTTTTGCCGGCTTGGCAGCGGCCTTAACTATTTGTTTGGCTTTTACTTTCGTTATTGTAGTAGTCTTTGCTTTAGCCTTCTTAGTAGCCTTTTTAGCCCCAACGGGCTTTATTGTTTTAATTTTCACTTCGCCATTGATTACCTTGTCGAATGTTGGCGAAAACTTAAACTCCACTTCTTTAATTGATTTCTTAGTCATATACTTTATAATTTATTTTCTAATTGATTAATTTTTTCATCTATCCACTTCATTACCTTGTCTGAATAGTAGGAGGTAGTCATTTCATTTAGTGTATTATCTATATTGCGATGCCATTGGCTGTTATCAGTCTCAGCCCAGTCAGCTTTAACTACTTTTTTTGTATTCCAGTCCAATGCTTTCACTTCAATTAAAGAGCGGTCAGGCTCTTCCTTTGTTATATCTACTCTAATGATACCACCTATACATCTTTCTCCGATTTTGAATTGCTTAGTCATACTATTGTTTGAATTGTTTGTTAATTGGTTATTTAATTGGGTTGCTTGCGTTTTCAGCTGGTCAATCCAGCCCTTTACTTTATGTGCTTGATGTGGGGCATCACTATGAATGTTATACCACATTTCACTCGTCAATTCATCGATTAATTCATTTAATACTGATAATTGGCCATCGGTTGCGTTTGTAGCCACATTTACATTTGTACTCATAATATTCATTTTTACTTTTTTATTTGTTTATTCTGGATTGATTACTTACGCATCTTAGCTACAGCTTCTGCTAGTTCATCGAATGCTTTGAATGTAATTGTTTGACATCCTACCTTGATACCTTCTTTACTTACTACTGCATCATAGTCTTTAGTTAGTATTACCTTCTCTGTTTTAGGTGCCTTGCGTACAAACTGTACTGATTGTAGTGGGTATCTATAGTTTGCACCTCCATCATTCAACTGAACACCTTTACCGTCCGGTCCATCTATAACAGAACACTCCTCACCTATAGCATATAGCATATCATCACACCAGCTATTCTCCCAACCTAAGTCATAACTGGGTACTCTATGAGTAACCTTTACTATGTCACCTACTTCCAGTGTACTTCTTTCTACTAAGATGCCATGGATACTCTTCTTCTCTTTCTTCTTTACCTCTTCTACCATGATTAGATCTGATGCTTTATATTTATTATAACCTCCATTACTCCATTGAACCCAATGACTACCCTCTCCTAGAATACTAATTATCACACCTTCAACATCTTTTGGATTACACTTACTACGACCATAATAAATTGATGATTCACTAATCATTACTTCATCACCTACTTTAAATTTCTTATTCATAACGTTTATTTTACTTTAGTAGTCAGGACAGGATTCGAACCTGTAAATAAACACTTACCATCTTGGATATTAACAGCTCCTACTCTAATTTCGGAGAGTTTGGTAAGACCCTAAACCCATTCTGAGGATTTTTATTGTTCTAGTGGGTAAAATCCGTTAGGCTTTTAATTAGGGGTACTTATTTATTACATCACTCAGCTAATTGCGTCTACCATTTTCGCCACCTGACTTTACCCTTTGCAAATAACAGTTGTAATATATTGCGTATTGATACAGGCTTTTAACCATTAGTACCCAGCCACTATTTCTAGACACATTACAACTGTCTTCTTCTGATTAATACTTTCACGCTATAAAGCAGATGTAGATTCCTTTAATCAATAAGAATATGCAAAAGGAATTCTGAACCTATAAAACCCATCTCTTAACGAGGTAAGGAAACTTAGTCCAATGTTTTTTGCGTAGTCGGAGCCGGACTCGAACCGGATAAGTAACCATAAATGGATTCGGGCACCGTCCCTCATTATACCCATCCGACTATGTATTTATTGTTAGTCCATATCCGGACCATTCTCAGCCAAATCATATAACTTAGCCTTACGTTCAAGCTCGTCACTTAGTTTAGCCCATAGTTCGTTAGCTACTTTTCTATTTACTAACTCGCCGGTCTTTGTAGCAGTACCAACACAGTAGATTAATTCGTTCAATTCTAATAATGAAAATTCCATATTGTATAAGTTTTGTTTAAGAATGAAAAATGATGTATGTAATCCAAGTTATAGCCCAAACGAAGGCGATAACGATAGCCGATATAATGGCCATAGCTGCCAATGTAGTAATTTTATCCTTTCTAGTCATAACGATTATTTTTTAGTTTCTTTTTTTAATCGGGCAATAAACTCCTTATTTCTATCTTTAAAGTATTGCTCCATATCTTTACCGGTCCAGCGTTCTATAATGATAGCGAACGTCTTGCTTTTTTTGAAGTCTAACATAGTATGGTTTTAATGAGTTGAGTTTAATTCGTATTGAAATTCTTTTAATAGTTTCACTTCTAATTTGTGAGCGGCGGCCTTGCCACGTACAATATCCAATACAAACACATCATAAACATCGGTGCCATACTCACGCATATCGGTATATAGTTTCCAACCTTTGTTTTCACGACGGGCTCTACTACAATGCTTTTGAAAACGTAATACAGCCGAATAGTTGTAACGTCTACCAATTGCCGCCGTAATACCTAAGTAACTAGCACCTGTAATAGTATTAACTAATTCGTATATCACGTGGTTTCTATCGGTTCTCTTTTTTCTATTTGTTGTTGTACTCATTGTAGTGTGTTTGTATTGTTATTAAATTAGACCACCTTATTACTTACCGGCCAGTATCATTAATTTTTGATTTAAAGTTAGTGGATGCCTAGTAGTGTAATTAGTAACCCAGTCAGTAGCGTTCTTTTTAAAGTTGAAAAACTTTACTAAGCCATTAGGACCTGTTACTTTATACAGTATGGCGTTATAACTATGTACATCCTTTAATCTTAAAACTCTAGTTACCTTTGTTATCTTAAACCCTGATTTTGTACTCTTATTCATATTGATTATTTTATTAGTTGTTAAATTGATTAATTCAAACCCGTAGCTATTAAGATAATACAACCTCAATAGCCTTATCTGATAACCCGATTGCCTTTAAGTCACTTTTAACTTCACTTAAAAACTTTTTAGGGATACGTCCGTAACTCATTGGAAACGATGCGATAATCTGCTTAATAGTAGTAGATTCACGTTTCAACACAGCGAAGAAAGCCATAGCTTTTTTCATATCACCATTATGTCTACAAGCTACTTTATGTTTACGTCCCATAAAGTCCGTAAATTCTACGATAGTGTTTGGCTTTACAGCGTTACTCAATTTAGAAGCGGCGAAAGTCAAATAGATAGGTCTTTCGTTATTGTTATGGTTTTTGTAGTTACCATTAAACTCTTTAGTCATTTTCGTATTCATATATAATATTTTTAGCGTTTTATCAACTGGTAACCTATTTGATTACCTTTACTATGTAAAGATACAACTTATCTTGGACATGGCCTAATATTTTGGTAAGTATTCCAATTGAGAATCAACGGGTTAGCAGACCGGTAATAAGGCACACCGTAATAGATTGATTCTCAATAAACATTTTTTGTATTGATTATCAACGGGTTATACTAGGGCGCAGACTGGTATGAGCTAACTAATTGTAATACAACCGGTTAGCCAGGGCCGGCGCGAACTTCCCTGGTTAACATAATATTTATTATAGGATTTTATAACTTACTGATGATTAATACGTTAGGCATCCGACTTAACATAATGTTTATTATATACTGCCCACTACCGTAACTCATTGATTTATAACCAGTTGTATTAGATATTTTCTAACGTCCGCCGGCAATTCATTAAATAATTTCTAACTACAAGCGACACTTTATTAAAAATTATCTAATGAAACCCTTTGCCAGTATAGGTTTCAGCGATTATAATATAATATCTAGCCCTCCGAAACCCTTTACCAGCAAGGATTGCATCGAAGTGAAAAGGACCTTATTAGATAATTTCTAACGTCCGGCGGCACTTTATTAAATATTTTTTATCTTAAGGCGGCACTTCATTAGAAAATATCTAATAGTATACTGCTTTTATTGAATGAAACCCTTGCTGGCATTACGTTTCGGAGCAATCGCATCCTTAGCTAAAATAAAATTAATTCCATTATATACACTCAGCGCCACTCTGGAAATCAACGGGAATAGGGGT